TTGTAGAGTTCGTTGTGATTAAACCCATTTCCATAATAGGCGATGTTGAAGAGTTCTTCGTGAATAGCCGCCCTATTAGATGGCGGCTGGCCAAAAAAAGTCAAGCCCGAGTGGAACATCTAATTTGTGTAGATTTCCTGTTTGACTCGTATAGTCAAACTTCAACTCAATGTCAGGTGTGATTTCTTCTAAATGTTTTCTAAACTCTCTTGTATCGAGTGCTAAGAATTCATTATCAACAAAATTATCAATTTGTTTTTGGTCAGTTTCTCCATCAATAGATACGATTTGATGTTTAAATCTTGTGGTTAAAGCGTATGAAACACCTGTAAGTTTTTGAACTTTTTCATAGTCTTGCATTACATCTCGTATTTCATTTTCATCTTGTTGTGTTAATAATTTAAACCCAACTATTCTTTTTGAATTTGGTAGTTCAAATGTAAAATTATTACCTTTTTCAAATAACTTTTCATCTATCGGTTTATTTTCTAATTTAGATAAATCAACTGAATACTCAACTCTTTCGTTGGTATCGGGGTCGGTCAGCGTGATATCATAGTCTTTTCCGTATCCTAAAATACGAGTTCCCACCATAATTGCATTTTTATCACCAACCAACATATCATTTAATTTAACTTTTGGGTCTGCGATTACACTTTCTAATAATCTTGTAATTACCACTCCTTGTTCTATTAGATTTGTTGAAGTTAATATATCTTCTTCTTTTGCTGTCATATATTTGACATCTACTTTTCCACTACGCAAAGGACTATCTTCGGGATACAATAATCCCTGTGAAGGTAAAGATAGAACTTCAGTAGGAAATCCATACTGATTTTCAGCCATTGTTTACTCCTTGATTAATACTGAATTAATAACTTATTTTTTTAAAACTTTTTCTGCACCTGCGATACCGAAACTACCTAATGTAGTGAATAGGAAAGAATTGTATACCACATCATTGATAACTAAATCTTTACCCATAAGTCCAGTAACAACATCTGCAAATGCAAATAAAACCATTACTGTGAATGCACCGAAACCAATTATTGATTTTTCGTTGTATTCATTATTGTCTTTAAATATTGCCCACATAATTTTTCTCCTTAGAATTCAAGTATTGCGTAATCATACTGCATTGTTAAACCAATTTCAACCACCTCATTAGATGCGAAATCTAAATCATTGAAGTTTGCTGCTGTTAAGAAAGCACCCTTGATTATCCATTGTTCAATCTTTTCTCCATTAGGACTTAATAGATTGAAAGTGATATCTTTTTTATATTCTGATGAGTATCCGTCAACACCTGTTACTGATTCGTGGTGTAGTCTAATCCACTCATTGACTGCTTGTGCTCCACTTGGAACGATTGGGTCATATAAACTTACTTCAATTGGTTGCCATTTTGCTTTACCTTTTACATATCTTGTTACATTGATATGGTCCAAAGGAACTGAGTCGAAGGCGATTGATGGCCTTGCCATTGTTTTAACGAGATACGCCGGTATTCCGTCTATCTCCATAATAAACCTATTTTTCATTTTAGGTTCAAAAGGTGTAAAAAATATTTCGTTTGGGTCTGCAAAAGCCACTTGAATTCTCCTATAAATTTATTTCTATTCAGTAATAAATATAAAGAAATCAAAAAAAGTGTAGGGTTCTAATCATATCTTTTTAGAAGTTTTTTTGAAGTTTTTACTTGACATTGTCATTTTTTGTTTGTATATTATAGTATGATTGATGAAATAATATGTGAAGAGTGTGGTGTTGAAACCGGCGGCTTTTTCCTTTGTGATGATTGTGAAGAAGAACTTTTCGAAGAAAATAATTAAAAAAAAGCTTGACATTTACAAATAGTATTTGTATATTATAGTATGATTGATAACGAAATAAAGGAAAATAAAATGGAAAATAATTTTGAAAACGAATTTACAACTGATGCTGTAACTGGCATTATGCCAAGGAATTATGAAGATACTTTGGTAACGAGAGAAATCCCAAATAATTATGGGTATTATAATGATGCTGGCGAGTATGTAGAAAATGGAACATTTACTATTACTCATTATCAATATGCTCACAATCCTATGGAATTATATAGAATGAACGAAAATCAAGAACCTATTAGGTTGGACGATTATCAAGCAGATTATTTTGAACAAGCTCATTACAAAGGTATTCCTATGGAATTTAGATTTAATCCAACTATCAGAACTTTAATGAGAACTGGTAATTATAGAATTAGGTATCGTGGTGGTAGTAAGCCACAATACGGCTATGTTAGAAGTCAATACAATACATTAGCCGAATACGCTGATACCTTTGCGATTTATCCTAAGTAGGTGTTAATATCGTAATCGTAAGAACCTACTGATTTCCTTATCAAACAAAAAACCCCCGAGAGTATCGGGGGTTTTTCTTAATCAATATTCCTATTATTCAGGGAATGCTGCGCCTGTTGGTTGAACTACAAAGTCCAATACAATAAATTCAGCTGTTCTTGTAGGTTGGATAAATATCTGTCCTACTAATTGATTTCTATCAACAACATCTGGTGTGTTGTTTGAATCGTCCATAACTACTCTGAAAGCAGTTAGACCTGAATTTGCTTGAACTTCTTCAAGAAATGGATTCACTATGTTTAGGAATCTGTTTCTTAGAGCTGTTGTGTTTTGTTCAAATACCAAGAATCTTGAAGTTGATGCGATAAACTTTCTTAAGTTAATCAACAATCTTCTTACATTGATTCTGTCTAATGCACTTGGTTTACCTTGAAGTGT